ATATTCCATTTAACCCAGCTAACACAGACTACCAAGCCTACCTAAAATGGGTGAGTGAAGGCAACACACCAGAACAGGCTGACTAATGTTTGGCATAAGTGCATTTGCACAGACAGCATTTAGTTCACTTGCTAGTGGTGTAGTATTAGGCACAGCACAGGTAGATTCTAACGCTACTGTCACAGCTAGTGGATACTCTATTGCTTTATCTAGTGCGTCTATTACAGCTAACGCACAATGTGAGTCTAATGCTTACGCTATTAGAACTACAAACCCATCTATTACTGCTAATGCTTTAGTGTCAGCAGATGGTTATTCAGAGGCTTACGCTAGTGCAAGTATAAGTGGAACTGCTGCATTATATGTAGATAATCCTTTCTCATATGCTTTTGCTACAGGATCTATATTTACAGATGCTACAGTTACTGCAGGTGCTATAAGATATAGAACATCTACTGCAGGTATAAACGCTACTGCTGCATCTACTGCTAATGGTGGTGTTTTATACGAAGGATTTGGTACAGTTACTGCCAATGCACTTTTATCAGCAAGTCCTAGAGCTATTTGGTATGGTGTTGGATCTGTTACAGCAAACGCTACAGTATCAGCAGCAGGAAGAAGATTAGGTGAAGAGTGGAGCAATATTGCTGCTGGCTCTGAAGTATGGACAAATATAACAACTGGTTCTGAAACATGGACAGACATAACAGGAAGTTCTAATACATGGCTACCCAACGAATAAATTTTGCAGAATGGTTACCAGACCAACCATCCATAAGTGGTGCGTTAGTTGACGTAAGTAACGTTGTGCCATTAGTACAAGGATACAGTCCATTCCCAAATGCTGTAGATTATTCTAATGCTGCTAGTGAAAACCTTAATAACGTTTATGCTGGTAAATTTAGTACAGTAACACAGCTATTTGCAGGTGGTGCTACTAAACTATTTAAATTTAACACAGCTACTAAAAATTTATCAGACGTATCTAAAGTTGGTGGCTATAGTGGTTCAGATCGTTGGAGTTTTGCACAGTTTGGTGACGTATTATTAGCTGCTAACAATGCTGAAAAGATTCAAGCATGGACTGTAAACAGTTCTACTGCATTTGCAGATGTTAATGCTTCAGCACCTATTTGTAAATACATCACAGTAGTTCGTGACTTTGTGGTGGCTGCTAATATTAGTGGTGCACCTAATAAAGTACAATGGTCAGATATTAATGATGAAACTGACTGGACATCTGGTGGTGCTTCACAAAGTGATTATCAAATAATCAGCGATGGTGGTAATATACAAGGGATAACAGGTGGCGAGTTTGGTTTAGTATTACTAGAACGTGGTGTGATTCGTATGTCATATATTGGATCACCATTATTCTTCCAATTTGACACTATCTCTCGTGGTCTAGGATGTACAGATGGATCTACAGTAGCACAGTATGGTCAAACTACATACTTCTTATCAGATGATGGTTTCTATTCTTGTGATGGTATAAATCTAAAAGGTATTGGCACAGAAAAGATAGACAAATGGTTTTTTGCAAACTGTGATTTAGGTCAAATTAATACTTGCAGTACAGCAGTTGATCCAGTAAGAAACATTGTAGTATGGAACTTTCCTAACGTTTCTGGTGGTCGTTCATTACTGATATATAATTGGCAAACAGACAAATGGTCTAAAGCTGTTACAGACGTAGACTATGTGTCATCTGTCACTACTTCTGGTGTTACTTTAGAGGATCTAGATGCTTTTGGATTATTAGATGATCTTACAACATCTTTAGATTCAAGACTATGGGTAGGTGGTAAGTTACTATTTGCTGGTGTTCGTGACAATAAGATTATTACATTTACAGGTACAAATGCTACTGGCACACTTACTACAGGTGATATAGAGGCTGGATATAATTCAATTGTTACCTTAATTAGACCTCAACTAGAAAATGGCTCTGCAAGCGTTGCTGTGGCTTCTAGACGTGAATTAGATGACACTATTACATATGGTTCTACAGTAGCTGCATCATCTGAAGGTAGATGCTCTGTAAGAAGTGCTGGTCGTTATCATAGAATTACTTTAACTCCAACAGGAAGTTGGATTTATGCTATAGGAATGGATGTAGACTTTAAGCCTCAAGGTGGAAGATAATGCGTGATATGTATCGCAAACTGCCTCCTATGGGAGGTCAACCTCGTGAAATATCAGAGGTGGTCAATAACCTTGTAGAGGGAAAATCTAATAATACAGGTGAATTTACTTTAGCTACAGGTGGAGCTACAACAACCACAATCTATAATGAACGTATAGGTTATGAGTCTGTTATCTTAATAGAACCAGTTACTATGGTTGCTGCTACAGACTACTATCCATATTTAGCAGTACAAGATAGCACAGATCAATCAGCAGCAAGTACAACAACAGCATATGCTGTAACTTTTAATACTACTGATTATGCTTTAGGTGCATCATTAAGTAATAGTTCAAGATTAAATGTAAATTATTCTGGACTTTATAACTTACAATTTAGTATTCAATTTGCTAATACAGACACACAAATACAAGATGTAGATATTTGGTTTAGAAAAAATGGTACAGATATTGCAAACTCTAATAGTAAATTTTCTGTGCCAAATAGTCATGGTGGCACAAATGGACATCTTATTGCTGCACTAAATTTTTATATAGAATTAGCTAAAAATGACTATGTACAAATTATGTGGGCTACTACATCAACTCAAGTAACTATTGAGCAATTGCCAGCACAAACAAGTCCTACTAGACCTGCAACACCTAGTGCTATAGCTACATTACAGTACTTAAGTTCTAATTCATATACGACTAATTTATTTACTGGTACTTATGTAAGTGCACAAACTAAAGGTAGTGCAACTATAAGTCATCCTGCAAATACTGTAGCAGATAGAACATATCGTTACATTGTAGTGGGTTAATATAAAGGCCAAATGATATAATTGTAGCATGAAACTACACTATATTAAGCCAACAGAATTAAAGCAAGTTTGGCAGCAAATAAAACCAAGCCTCATTGAAATGTCACAGCATGGAAATCTTTGGATTCCAGAGGATGCATATTGTGATTTGCGTGAAGGTAGAGCACATCTTCATTTAATACTTAAAGATGATCTTTGGCAAGGTTATATTATAACTCAGCCACTTGATAGCAGAATTCATATTTGGGCAGCATATGGTAAGAATAAAAACCTTATGCAGTTTGGCCTAGATGAAATTAAAAAGATAGCACAAGCAAGTAATATTCATGAAATAACATTTACATCTCATCGCAAGGGATGGAATAGGGTGGCCTATAAACTAGGATTTGAGCCACAGACATGGGTATGCAAATGCTAAAGTTTTATGTAGTAGAAACTCATCGTATTCAACAAATTTGGAATGAAGTAGAACCAATGCTTGCTAAAGCTATGGCTCATTCTGGTGGTGAATATTCTTTAGAACAACTTAAAGTGATGCTTACACAAGGTAGACAAGTTTTATGTGTAGGCAGTGAACTTGATGACTTAACGTTTAGCGTTAAATGTGCAATGACAATTGAATGGATTAACTATCCTAACGATAGGGTAGCATTCATTACAGCTATTGGTGGAAAGACAGACAAACAAGGATTTGGTGAGTTTGAAAACTGGGTTCGTGCTAATGGTGGAACAAAAATACAGGGAGCAGCATTTGAAGCAGTAGCAAGGCTTTGGAAACGTGCTTATGGTTTTGAAAACAGATACATTATAGTGGAGAAGCAAGTATGAAATTTTATAACCCAATATTACATGGTAGCAGACGTGCATGGGCTGACCAATATAAAAGATTTAAAGGTGGTGGTGGAGGTGGTGGATCATCTACAACTCAAAACCAATTAGATCCTACAGTTAAGCCATTTGTAGAATATGGTTTGCAAGAAGCTAAAGGTCTTTATCAAACAACTAGTCCAGAATACTATGCTGGTCAAACATTGTCACCATCTGCACAAACTACAAGTGCTTTAAATCTTGCTCAACAACGTG